CTGGCCACCAGGTACCCCTTCGCCGAGATCGTCTCACTTCAGGAACCCCTGAAAGTCCGGACCATCACCAAAATGACGACCCTCTCCACCTTCCTCTCTAAGCCCTTGCAAAAGGCACTCTGGAGATACCTGGGGAAATTTCCCTGTTTTGACCTGACCTCACGGACCTTCGATCTTTCGAACGTCTATGACCTTCAGGAACGGGAGGGAAAACTCTTCGGGTCTCGGGAGGCAGACTTTGTTTCGGGAGATTACTCGGCGGCCACAGATGGCCTCGACATCAACCGAACCAAGGACGTCCTAAGGGCCATCACTAAAAGGATCGCCCCCGAGGACTACGCCTTGATCCCTCACTTCGAGGAGGTTCTTGGCGAACAAATCCTTGTCTATCCCCCCACCTCCAACGTCAAGCCGACCCTTCAAGAGAATGGTCAACTGATGGGCTCTGTCCTGTCTTTCCCGATCCTCTGCATACTGAACCTATTTACATACGTCCAGTCTTTGCCTGAGTCGATGCGGGAGAACGTGCTTTCCGGTCGCCTCGGCCTCCAAAAGCTCGCCGTCCTCATCAACGGGGACGACATTCTCTTTCGGGCCGATGTTCCACAGTATGAACGTTGGCTCTCGGGTTCCAGCTCGGTGGGGTTCACCCTCTCCCAAGGAAAGAATTTTCGACATCCTCGCTTCTTCACTGTCAACTCCATTCCCTTGGAGTACGTCCGTAAGAAAGCGTGGGTTCGCCTCTCTCCGGAGAAGGGTACTGCGGCTTGGTCCCAGGACCCCACCAGATCCCATCACCACCTTCCGAACGTCGAGGGCCCCATTAGTTGGGGCGACCTTGATGAGCTCCCGGAATGGGCCTTTCGTGACACCTTTGAATTTATTCAACACGGTTACGTCAACATTGGCCTTCTTCTGGGTGTCTCCCGGTCGGTGGACGAACGAGGTCGTTTCGAGTCGAGTTCTCTCAAGACTTGGTACGATGGAGCGGTTGGAGGCTCTATGAGCCCCCGTCGGTCTCACAATCTCTTCATGCATTATCATGCTGAAGACATCCGTGAGCAGACCCGCTTCGGACGCTACACCCTCAACGTGTTCGCCCACCCCCTTCTGGGGGGTCTCGGCTTCACCGTCCCAGAGGGCGTAGAACCCCGCTTCTCGGAGCCACAGCGTCACTTGGCCTTTCGACTTCTCTCGAGTGCCCGTAAGGGCTTTGAGGGTCAAGTCCAGGACCATCCCCTTCAGAACCTGGCCTTTCTCAAACAGGAGGCCATCGGTCCAAAGGCCCTCGGAACCCGAGGGGCCCTCAAGTTCGTTCAAACCGAGCTCGACGTCCCCATCGGACCCTTGGCTCTTGGTCAAACTCTGTTCTCCGGGGATGTCACCGTCCGCCCGACGACGCTAGCGGCTCCCATGCAAGCACGGGATCCGGAGGCAAGAAAACTTATGCCTTCGTGTCGACTCTCCAACAAGGAGCTCAGTTCCATTCTAAGAGGTTCCAACCACGGTCGAGCAAAAATGCTCCCGTTGGATCAGATGACGTCCTTCCCTTATCGGAACGTCGCCATCAGTTCAGAGTACCTCGAGATGTGGCTGACTCGGAGTGGACCCGGCTGGGAAATTGGCCAGGACCCCTCCCTCCTTCCCCCCATCATGGAGACTCCCATTACCACAGGTCTAGAGAGTGGGGTGGAACACCTAGACGCCTCTACATTAGAAGTGTCTTCGTCTTCGCCTTCACCCGCTCTTTCGTCAGAAATTGACGATTCCTGGGAGGACATGGACTTCGGTACCCTGTCCCCTACCCAAAGGACCCCCCTAGTGCGTTCCCTTCCTCAGAAGTCTCCTTCTGCAGGGAAGATCCGTGCCCGTGAGGCTCGACGTCAAGCCGTTTCCCAGGGCCTCATAGTTGAGGCCACTACAAAGGGAGCGCGACGTTGGTCTCGGAAGGGGGGCTCCCACTGGTAGAGCCTTCCGAGGATTGGTGCCCCTAAGGCACAAGGGAGTTCAAGTGTTGACATTCGTCAGGCCCAAAATCAGTGTACATTGTACTTAATAATTCTGTGCTAAACAAAATGCCAAACGACTGCACGGCGCCCAGGAACCTCGTTCCCTGACACTTGGATGGACAGTCTCCGTAGTTGTGTCGGGCCTTCCCCACTACACAACATGGCACCTAGACGTGCCCCTACGCCCTCTCGCGGAAACGATGAAACCCGAAAACTTCGGAATGTCCTTGCCGGCATGGAGTCGCGCCTCAATAAATTTGATCGCGCGGTTTCAGCGGCGAATGCCTCTCAAAAGACCTCAGCCCGTCTCGGGCGGAAGGTGGGAGGCCTCGTCGGCCAACCCGGCCTTGGAGCTTTGGCTGCCTCAAAAGGTGCCAAACTCTTCGGACACGGCGACTATGTCGTCAAAAACAACTCTGTCATGTTCCCCGGACAGAAACTCCCTGAGTTCTCTGGGGAACCTGGCACCAGGTTCGTTCACAAAGAGTTCATTAAGGACATCAAATGTGGAACCGAACTCGTTGATGGAAGTACCCTATTCTCGGCTGAGACTTTTGATCTCAATCCTACGAATGTGGACCTCTTCCCTTGGTTGTCCCGGATCGCTCCGCTGTATGACCAATGGGTCCCCAACGGGATCGTCTTCGAGTTCCATTCAACCTCTTCCGAATTCAACGGAACAGGTCAGGCTCTCGGTGCGGTCGTCTTGGCGACCGACTACGACCCTTTTGATCCTCCTCCTGCCTCCAAACAGGAGATGGAGAATTCTGAGTATGCCATCTCCTCCCGTCCGTGCGACAATGTTCGCCACGGTCTCGAGTGTGACAAGGCTCATCGCCCCAACTCCATCCTGTACACGAGTACCACCAATGGTGCTCCCCTGACAGCTGTCGACTTGGGCAAGTTCTCCATCGCCACTAAAGGCATGGCAAGCCCCGGGGTCACCATCGGTGAGCTTTGGGTCTCCTACGACATCACGTTCCTCAAGAAGCAGTTGGCTCTCACTCAGTCTCCAACTGTCCTTCCGGATTACGGTCTCATCAATGGACTCAATGAGCTCACTGATCCCGTAACGCCCGGCACCTACTTGGCTGGTATTACCAGTCAGGAGGGTACCACTCCGGCCATGATGGCTGTGAGTAACGACTCGATCTCCTCGACCGTCCAGTTCCCCTCGTATCTCGTGGGGAAGTCGATCCTTTTGACCTACACGTCTTTCTCGACCAGTGTGAATACACAGGTCAACATCGACGATTGGCTCTTTCGAGACGGAGCCGTCTTGACCTCCCGTTCCTCCCACATCGATGAAGATACAGGTTTTACCTTCAACTTCACATTCGATATGGCCGGCTCTCGGGGCCAGATCATCATGACCTCCGATGGCAGTGACACTGCCGACTGTCTCTGGACCCTAACCTCCAGCATTTGCCACCCTGCCCTACGCGTCTCGCAGGAGGCACTGGCCTAATGCTCCGTTGTCCCCGGAGGAACAGTTCGGTCCGTTACCGGACCTTCCACCTCCATCTGGCACCGGGGGGCATTGTCCTTCCCAAGGTCTTCGTCGTCCGAAACGTCTGCAATTGCAGAGGTTTTAGTCAGACTCGATCCTGGGACTCTTGGGCAACCCCCCCGGTCCTCCAGAGGACAGGCCTAGCCTTAGTCCTGATTCTTTGGTCTCTTTGGGCTCTTAGCATCCTCGCGGAGCTCTTTGCCCAAACTACCTTGGCATGTAACAAACTGCCACGTCTATTACACCCGGAACACCGCCCGGGTGGGCTCTCACGCGTTTCTTGAGAGCTCGTTGGTGCGTGGTCTCCCTGAGACCACACCAGATAGTGAGGGCTGATCCTCCCTCAAACTTCTATCGGACCCCAGCTGGACTTTCGTCCTGCCAGGCTGGCAAATCCACGAGATTGATCATCTCTGGTACTCTTAATCAAGAGTCCCAAAAACAATGGCTATCCCATGGATCTGGAAGTGATTACCAGATACAGCGACCGCGAGGTCCTGTCTAGCGG